TCAAGACATAACCATCCTTGTCCTGCTTCATGGTCACCTTTACCGCTTCAAACTGGCTTGTTTCCATTAACTTATATCCTCAACTCTTAACGCATACTTACCGTTAGCCCGTTTAGTCCACCCGTGAACTTCCACCCTGATGCCCGCTTCCCGCACCCGCAGGATGGTGTCTGACTCCTGGATCTTCTTGATCCTTGCTGCCACGCCGGAAGACGTGACTTGCACCGCCAGCACCTCATCCCTGCGGATGGCTAGGATGTCGCACCACCCCCATAAGTCTTGCCGTATACGTCGCCACGGATTCCACTTCTCTACGATCTCGCAGTGGTATCCCTGCTCCCGTAAATACTCCAAGCTGCGCTGGGTAGGTGACTTACTTGACATTCGCTAGCTTCTTAATTTCTTTGATAGGAATATCAAACGTCTCATGCACTCTCAGGATGAACGCTGGGGTGATTGACATTCTCCCGTGCCGGATTTTTGACAGAACTGGCGGGCTGACCTGTAACTCTTTAGCAAGCGCGGCGTCTCTGCGCAGGCCAAATTGTTTGATCAGATGATCTAGTAATCGGTTATCCATGATTCTCCAAAAGTATTTTTATTTCCTTGTGTCTTTGTTTGTGGCAAGGTTGGCAAAGCCACATAACTTCTAAAGGTTTGTCATAGTCTTCGTGGTGAGCAACGGACTTGACATCACCACATCTTTCACATGGGCTTCGAACAAGCGTGCCATTTTTGATAGCAGTAGAAACTTTTCTGTGGCACGCTTGCCTTCTCTTGTCTTCTTCTCTCCAAAGACGATTGATTGCCGTGTTTGCCTTAATTCGATCTGCATTTTTCCCTCGCCTTCTGTCGTATTCCCTGATTTTTTCTAAGTTGCTTGCGCGGTGCTGACCGGCATCCTTCTTCGCGCATTCTTTGCACTTATTAAGATGCCCATCAGCCATCGCTGGGTGTTTGTAATACTCTGATATTGGCTTATCAGAATTGCACTTAAAACATACTTTTGAACGAATCATGCTGTACCTCCTGTGCTGTGAAGTACAACCATTATAGACCCGTTCTAATTAAAAGGTATGTCACCATCAGGAATCTGCGGCGCTGGCTCACTCATCGTTAACGTAGGCTCCTTCTTCCACGTATTGATCTTGATTGAGAACCACGGACCGTAGTTGCCCTGTTTCTCCCAGCCAGACAATCTGATCTGAATGGAGTCGCCTTCTGTTTCCACCAACAGCTTGTTCAGCATATCGCGGTCGATGTTGATCTCACCGTACAGATCAGGGCTGTCCTGCTTAACCTTGTTCTTGGTCCAGTTCAGGCGGCCACTATTCGGGTACGTATTCGTCATTCTGTTTCTCCATAAACTTTTCTTTGAATTGCTTAAACGTCGCCAACAGTGTGGAGTACGTCACCTTGTCCACAGAATCTAGCTTGGTGAAGATGTCCTTGTTCACCTTGTAGATGTTGTTTACATCGTCCACACTCTGCGCCATCTCAAGAGTGAAGTTGGTCGCATCAACAACAGCAGCTGCCCAATCTTCGCCCTCTGTAACAGTCAGCTTGATTCCCCACGGGCTGGCAATAGAACCGCTGACCTCCTGCTTGGGAACTGCTTTTGGCATAGGCTTGGGTGCCGCTTTAGGTGCTGGTGCCTTGGCAGAATTAGCATCGTCATCTTCTGGAGCGATACCGCAAGCTGCCATCAGCGAATAGCGGCGGGCGTAGGTCAACGCGCTGCCGAATCCCTGTGGATCAGCCTTTGCTGCTGGTACGAACAACCAGCCGGAAGACATCTGCTCACCAGTCTCATGAACAAAGACAGTCTGGATCTTGATGCCGTCCTGGTGATCCTCGGTCAGCTGCATCAGGTAGATGCCGTTGTTGTTTAACCCGTCAATCACAGCCTCAATGCAAGCAGACAAGTCTGCGTACTTGGTTCTGAAATGCGGGTTGTTGCTGGTCTTCAGCGCCGGTCCAAACTCTCTCTGCGCCTTGACCAATGCGGCGGCGATTGCTTTCATTCGTTCTCCTTAGTTGCAAGTGGTATTGCAGACGCCACCGTAGCAGCAGGTCGTGCAGAAGGTGCAGCGGCCTTGGGCGTCACAGAAGTTGTTATAGGTGCAACCTGCGTATGCCATGCCTGCGGCGGCCAATGCCCAAACAGCGATTAGGTATTTCATGTCATTCTCCTGATTCAAAGGTTGATTGATACTGCTCTATGTACTGCTGGTGCTGAGAACAGAACTGGCTGACATTGCAGAAGCTTTGGCATCTGGTTCTGCCACCATGTCTGACCTCAATCTGATGATCCTTTACAGTTTTCAAAAACACTTTTGCTTCCTCGTGGGAATCAAATACTCGCTTTGCCCGTACGCCGCCAACCTTCTTGACGGCGTAGGTTGTAGGCTTCTCCCACATATCCTCGGCACTACACTCCGGCAGCTCATGCCCGATCTGTACAGACAGGCTGGCTTCACTATGCTGGCTGATTCTTGCTAGCACCAGATCTTCACGTTTCTGAAATGGCCAACGGTAACGATAGGTGCCTGCGGGTAGCCTTCTTTATTCAGCGCGTCCCGGCGGCTCCAGTCACGGATGATGGCCACGATCTGCAAGCTCTTAACCTCCACGCCCTTGGTCTTCTCTACTAACCAAGCGTAGATGTTCAGCTGGTTGTGCCATTCTTCCTTCTCTGCTTGGACTGCCCAGGCTGACGTGACTTTGTAATCCTTGATGGCGATACCGTCTTCGTAGATTTCTTGCAGGTCGATCTGCCCGCTGATCCGCCAGCCGTCCATATCGGTGAAGATTCGCTCCTCTACGATATGGTGGTCATCCTTGCCATGCTCGAGCACGTTGTGGACAGCGGTGCCGAACAGTGACCAGACCATCTCGCTAGCGTCTTGCTCAATCTCTGCGTCATGCTTGGCGCGAAGCTGGACGATCTGCGGCGGTGACAGTAACTCGGTGACAGAGACATGGCTGTCTCCCTTGCTGTACTGTGGGCGCTTCAGTACGTTGACGATCGTGTCTGGCAGCCCGTGTTTATTTGTTAGTATCATTTTCTCTCGCTTTCATCATAGCGTCTGCCATTTCATAAGCAGCCTGCGAATACACCAGTAAATCTTCGTGCGGTATCAGGTCCGTGGTCAGCAAAGCTTGCAGCACCTTTGCCGCAAAGTAATCCCGCAAGTCCATGCCCTTCTCTCCGGTCATGTTTGGAAATGCTTTCATGTATTCTTCTCCTTCAGTCTAGCGTCTGCCCAGAGCTTGGCTTCGATGGCTCGACCTTTTGTGTATTCGTCATCCTTCCAATCCCAATTGCCCGCATCTCCACTGACTCTTAGTTCTTCCATCCAGTCAAGACATGCCGACAACGCCGATAGCAATTCAATATTTAGCTTTGATGCTTCAATACCTTTGCGAATTAAATCGCTGGTTACTTGGGTTTCGCGGTGCTCCCAATCGCTATACAGCATGTTGGCTCTGGCAAGAAACTCAATTTTTTCATTGAGGCGTTTGATCTCAGCGTCTTTGTCATGATCACTCATGTGTTCTTCTCCTTCAGCTTGGCTTCGGTCATCGCAACACAATGCGCCCGTTGTTTGATTCCCATGCCAAATAAGTTCTTTCCTCATCCGTCAGCGACTGCCATTCGCGCTGTGGTGGGGCGATATAGAGCGGTATTGCTTTAGCATGATCGCCCTTTAAATAACACATCTCATCGGCCTCATCTTTAAAGAGAAACACATCGTGCAAGTTAACGCCTTCTTGTACCGCCCATGCACTTGGTTTTGGTTCAGGCTGCGCTAGTCTGGCGCGAAGCGTTTCCTCCTGCTTCCGCAACCCCTCTGTCATAGAAGGCGACCATGTTTCGCACGATGTATAGCTTTGTGCTTCTTCTAACGCATCCAGCACCTGCTGCGCTTCCTCGCGGGTTAGTGTGATCATTCTTCCTCCCACTCGGTGTACTCCATCCGATAAGTGTTGAACAACCCGAAAAACCATGTACCTGTTTTTATTAATCGCAGCTTGCGGTGGCGAATAGTAGGCTTCCACTGGTCTGCGCGATAACGCACTTGCAGGAACTCGTCATCTCTGTTCATATCAAATCTCCACCCACTCGCCCGGACGAACAGAACCAGCTTTGACTAGCAACTGCGGCATCGTGACGGACTGAACAATCAGCGAGTTTTGTTTAAGTATTTGTTCGTTCATATCCAACACCTGCCTAAGTAAGCTGACATATTCCTCAGCCTGGAGAATCGCTTGTGTGCGTGGTGCGTTATCGTTGGTCATTTTTGTACTCCCAACCTTCTTTGTCGTAGACTTTTCTGGTGCCGTCGTTAAACCGAACGTGGATGCGGTCGTTAACCCCGGTCCAGCAACCGTAGATAGCGTCCTGTTGACTGGTTTCTATGTACGCAATGTACAAATTCTTGCCGCACCAATCTGCTCTCTCAAGCGTTAGGACAATCTTCCCTCCAGCTTTGGTCGGCGTCTCCCACCACTCTGCTGCGTTGGCGGCGCAGGAAAGAAACAACAACGGCAACAGTATTCTTTTCATTTTTCCCCTCTCTTCCTAATAGCTGCTGCTATGGCTAAAGTCCCGTAGCCTTCCATCCCCATCTGCTCCACCAGTGCCGCTACTTCCTTGCGCTCGGTTTCTGCTCCGGCCATAAAGGCGCGGTAATGTTCTGGCTGGATGTCTACGTCCATGATCGGCTGGATAAACTTAAGCCAAGCCTCGTTCATCAGATTCTCCGCTGGCAGTTGAACGCCTGGATGTCAGCCCTGAAGCTGCCGGCAAACTTGCAGTCGGACACAATCCTGCTCTCTGTTGTCACGCCGCCCAGCCAGATACCAATCACAAACAACAGGACTGCCACCATAGACTTCGCCCAGACAGCATTGATCGCAGCCCAGATCGCCCGATAGTTAATAGGATCCGTCAGCATTACCAAGCCCTCTTGTTAGTAAGTGCAGTGCCAGACCAATGTGCTGAGTAAGGCTGATGCACAAATACTCGTTTGGCCAAGAGCGGATCTGGCTCCTTCTCCTCCCGGAAGAACTTCTCCGGCGCCAAACACTTCACCAGAACAATCGCATCGTTAATGACCTGAATATCCTTGGTGATTCCAAAAACTCTATGCGCCTCTCGCAAGATTTGTCGGTGCTGCTCTATCAACATATCGCCTCCTTTGCCCTAAATGTATGACGCTATTTAGTGGATGTCAACAGATATTTTTATTATGTTTCATGTGTTGCAACTGATGATTTTATCATTCCAGCGGGGTCAGAAAAATAAATTTCGTGGTATTGTGGGCGTGAAGATTCTGGGTTTTATCTCTCTCTCAGGCCTGGTTTCTTCGCGGCGACAGCTCCCGTGTGGGAGATTTGGGGGCGCACTGATCGCGGCGTCCCCTTTTTTTGCCGTAAGATGTTCTCGTTGGGAAAGCAGATGCTGGTTTGTCGATTAACAATCGTCAAGGATAGAGCCAGTGCAGCGAGTACCAACCCTTGCAATTCATCTCATCCTGTCCTACACTGTGCGCGTCACTGTATAGGCCAGAGACAATATCGAACCCTTGAGGTTTGGTTCTTACCCTGAATAGGGACGTGGCCTATACACGGAGAGCCAAACTTCAAGGGTTTTTTTACGGCCTCCGCGACCATCACACAAAGGATGGAGCATATGGAAGGCGAACGTAATTCCCGCAAACTAGCTGTGCAGCAACTGCGCGATGCTGGTTGTCCAAAATATGCCGTATTTCTGCGGTCGCCTTCTGGCACTCGCGCCCATTTCAAATACCTGCACGATTCCATAGAGTCAGCCACAGAGCGTTGCCGAGAATATGCGGCAGACATGGCTTCTCGTGGCCATGTGGATTACACGTATTACGCAGTTGAGATTAAGCATCGCGTAGGTATTGAGGGCGGCAAGATTGTTGATGCGCCAGTGAACTGAGTTACCTGTCCCGGCAGGTAAACCGGGCGTCAGGGCGCGTTAGCTAATGGCCTGCATGGGCTGAACCCGAGAAACACTGGCAGAGGTCTCACCCGCCTACTAGCCACGCAGCCTGTCAGTGAGGGACTGCACAAGAGGGAGGATCCCGTGGTGAGACATGTCCTCCATCGAGATAATCGCTGCCTTCTGGGAGCTGTAGCAAGTCTGGCAACATTGCAGATAAGTTCCAGCAGCTAGGAGTAGCTGGCATCAAATGCTACTCTGGGCAGGAGTGATACCCCATCAAGTGTGCTGCGCACTTGGCTCGGGCTATCACCCATGGGGATGCTATTGTCTGGAGAAAAGTAAAGCAAAAAATTTCCTGCAAGAAACCCAATCAATTTTCCTTTGCTGATTTAAAAATACAATTTCCCTGCCATACATTATTTCTTTACTCTCGCAACTGTTGCATAGGCAACACACGGAAACCAAAACTGAGAGGATAGAAAAATGGATATGAAGGTAAAAGAAACTGCTGTCGTTATTTCTCCACCGAAGTTCAACACGGTTGAGATTCTGCTGGAGGGAACAGCGCCGCTGGTAGTAGCGCGGTTCTCGAAGAAGGCAGAACTCATGGCCAAGATGGCAGAGGGCAGCACTGCCAAGAGCAAGAAAGAACGCACCGCCCGCGACTACGATAAAGAAGCAGAAGATGCTCGCTACCGCGCACCTGAAGGCTGGGAAGGTGTGAATGCCGCAGCGTTCCGCGCAGGGATGATCAGCGCTTGCCGGTTGGTCGGCTTCAAGATGACCTTGGCCAAGCTATCCACATTCGTAGAGGCAGACGGATTCGATCTGCAAGACGGCATCCCGCTCGTCCGTGTCTACGGCAAATCAGAAACCTTCACCGCGCACACTCGAAATGCTACGGGTGTAGTGGATGTCCGCAGCCGTCCTATGTACCGTGAGTGGGCAGTCAAGCTGCGCGTCCGATTCGACGCAGATCAATTCACAACGCAGGATGTGTACAACTTGGTGGCCAGGGTTGGTGGGCAGGTCGGTCTATGCGAAGGCCGTCCAGATTCCAAGTCATCAGCTGGCTGCGGGTTCGGCACCTTCCGTGTTGTTCCTAATGACCAAGAGAAAGAAATTATCAAGAAGTTTGCCATCAAGTAAGGCAGGCCCGGCTGGGCAAGGCTCGGTCAGGCACGGTGTGGCTTGGTCCGGTCGGGTATGGCAGGTATGGCGTGGTACGGAGAGATCGGGTGTGTTGTGGTGCGGCAGGTTGGGCGGGGCCCGGTAACGTGAGGTACGGTGCGGCATGGTGAGGCAGGTCTGGCTCGGCAAGGCTCGGTTGTGTATCGCAAGGTCTGGTTAGGCAGGTAAGGCAGCGCGTGGTACGGCATGGTGAGGTGAGGTCTGGTGAAGTAAGGCAGGTAAGGCGGGGTTCGGTTAGGAGCGTTGGAGTTCGGCACCGCAGGTATGGCGAGGAGAGGCGCGGTCTGGTTCGATGCTGTGGGGTGAGTCAGGGTAAGGCAGGTGGGGACCGGTGTGGTGAGTTCGGGTCCGGCCCGGTTGGGTACGGTGAGGCAGGTGAGGCTAGGCTTGTTAGTGTGAGGTCTGGAATGGTTCGGCGACGTGAAGTAAGGCAGGCACGGCGTGGCAAGGTGGCGTGAGGTGGCGCAAGGTCCGGAGCGGTTACGTAACGCAGGCATGGCAAGGCTCGGCAGGGTTAGAGAGCGGTGAGGCAGGCAAGGTGAGGCATGGTGCGGTGAGGCTTGGTCTAGTAAGGCAGGTTAGGCAGGGTTTCGCGGGGCTTGGACGGGTCCGTTCGGGTGTGGTCTGGTATGGCAGGTAGGGTTGGGATTGGCACGGTTGCGTCCGGTAGGGTTCTGTCAGGCAGGCGAGGCCTCGTAAGTTTTGGTGGGGCGCGGTGGGGTATGGCAGGCATGGAAACGTGCGGTGAGGCACGGCAACGCTCGGTGTGGTGCGGCAGGCTAGGTGCGTTGCGGTCGGGCGGCGTTCGCTTGGGTTAGGTAAGGCAGGTGGCGCAAGGTAAGGCGTGGCGGCGTCCGTTTTGGTGCGGCGAGGAATGGTAAGGCAGGTCAGTTCAGGCGAGGTTTGGTGGCGCATGGTGCGGTGAGGCAGGCGAGGTGTCGCACGGAGTGGTACGGTCGGGTGGGTTGAGGCAGGTAAATTTAGGGAGAGATCATGGAAATTCAAAAGGCAGAAACATTTGCAGCAGAACGAAAACTATTAGAGCGGCTAGCCAAGAGCAACGGCGGGCTGTTACTGGTGGAACATGTGCTGGACGAGGCCAGAAAGCCAACGTCGGTTTTGCACAAGCACTTTCAGTGGGATGATCACAAGGCCGCAGAGGCGTACCGTAAGGTGCAAGCACGGGCGCTGATACAGAAATGCACAGTCACCATTGAGAAAGCGCCTGACGTGGCTATCCGCGCGTTTGTCAGTCTGTCTACGGATCAGGTGGATGGCGGCGGCTATCGGATGACGGCGACAGTTCTGTCTGATGATAATCTCAAGGGTCAGCTGTTGCACGACATGCAGCTGACGCTGGTGAAGTGGCGCAAGCAGGTGGCTTTGTTGGATGAGGAAACGGAGTCTATTTTGAATCGGCTTGAGCAGGTTGTGACGCGCCGTGTAAGCGAGCGTCAGCAGGCTGCGACATTGTAGGAGGCGACATGGAAAACTTTTACGAGGCTAGTTTAATTTTGACTGCGCAGATGGCGTTTAAAAAAGAAACAGACGTACACGAGGAAGTGCTGCGGAATATCCATCTGGCCTTGCAGCGGACGCTGGAGCAGCTGGCATCAGACAACGAGTTCTTGGTGTCAAACATCCGGGCAAGCGTGAATCTGTCAGCAGGCACGGTGATATGAAGACCAAGGCTGACGCACTGGCGGATTACCTAGAGGATCGGGCGAGAAACGGGATGGATGCCGAGTCTGCCAGGTTGCTGCGGTACTTCGCCAAGGTTCATGCTGCGGCTTTCGATATGATCTATGCCCGCGATGACATAGCGTCAAAGGCGGCTTACTCGGAGCTGTTTGATTTAATCAAAGGCAAACAGGGGGATTGATGGAAACATTTACCGCTATTGTTTTGGTCGGCGGCATATTGATTGGCGCGGGATCTATTCTCGGCCTAGCAGTTGCTGCATTTATTGCATTTAATTGGGAGTGATTATGCACCTTAGTCTTGACAAAATAACAATCGACGCCGGCACGCAAGGGCGTGTGAAGCTGGACAAGAGGGTCATCGAGGATTACGCAGACAAGATGCAGCGGGGCAAGACGTTTTTGCCTTGCATTGTGGTATCAGATGGCAAGAAAAATTACTTGGTTGACGGCTTCCACCGTTACTTTGCAGCCCGCAAGATTAAGTCGCCCAGTATCGACTGCGACGTTATTGAAGGCACACTCCAGACGGCCAGAGAAAAAAGCTGGTCGGTCAATGACGCCCACGGTTTGCAGCGCAGCCGAGCAGACAAGCGCAAGATTGTACTCATGGCCATCAATGATGATAACCACCGTGGCAAGTCCGATCGTGAGATTGCAGCGCTGTGCAGTATCAGCCACACATTTGTCCAGAACGTTAGAAAAGAACTAAAAGAAGTTGTAGAAAATATATCGCAGCCACCTGTTGCTGTAGAGCAAGAAGTGGCAACGTTGCCACCCGAGGACGAAGAGGGCGATGTTTTTCAGGAGGAAATGGAGGCAACGATTGAGTTGCTGAAGGCTGAGAATGAAGCGCTGTCGGACAAGCTGGCGGTCGCAAGCATGGATGCAGATGATCTGGACAAGGCGATGGCCGAGTCTACGATCAAAGATCTACGCGCTCAAATCCGTGTGCTGGAGATAGAATTAAAGACTGTCACTGAGTCGCGTGATTCATTCCAGCGAGAGAACGCGCAGCTCATGAAGCAGGTCAACAGCCTCACCAACAAACTCAAAAAGTTACAGGCGTAACAAAAGCCCACGCCAGCGGGCTAGTGCTGGCAGAGAGAGGAACTAATGTTAGAACTCCGGTCGTATCAAGAGGAGGCGCTGGAAGCTTTACGCAAAGGATTCCAGCAGGGTAAGAAGGCGCAGGTGCTGGTAGCTCCTACTGGTGCAGGCAAAACTGAGATGGCCATTGCTCTGATGAAGGCCACGAAAGACAAGGGCAACAAGGCGGCAATGATTCTTGATCGTATCGTTCTATGCGATCAAACATCTCAGCGTTTAGAAAAGTACGGGATCGACCACGGTGTTCTGCAAGCAGGACACTGGCGGTATCGCCCGTATGAAAACATCCAAGTCTGTTCTGCGCAGACGCTGGAGAAGCGCGGTAGCTTTCCAGGATTGAATCTTCTGATCGTGGATGAAGCGCACCAAACGCGCGAGCAGACGATTAAATTCATCAAAGAGAATCCAGAGGTTCGGGTCATTGGTCTGACCGCCACGCCATTTACAAAAGGGCTTGGCAAAGTCTATGACAATGTAATCAGCACCGTTACCACCAAGCAGCTAGTGGATCAGCAGGTGTTGGTTCCGCTGCGCGTGTTCGTTGCGAAAGAGATCGACATGACAGGCGCGAAGAAAGTGGCCGGCGAATGGTCGCAGGCAGAAGCGTCGGAGCGAGGGATTCAGATTACTGGTGATGTAGTTACCGAGTGGGTCAAGAAAACCTATGAGATATTTGGTCGGCCAAGAAAGACGATCGTGTTCTGTGCAGGTGTTGCGCACGGTGCTGATCTTGCGCGTGAATTTATGGAGCGCGGTTATAACTTTGTTTGTCTGTCGTACAAGGATGATGACGAGTTTAAGAAGCAGACTATCGCTGACTTCTCAAAGCCCGACTCAAAAATTCATGGCTTGGTCGCTACTGATATCTTGACCAAAGGGTTTGACGTACCTGACGTAATGATCGGCGTGTCTGCGCGTCCGTTCAGCAAGTCCTTGTCCAGTCATGTGCAGCAAATGGGCAGGGTAATGCGGGCAAACATGGCCCATCCAGAAGATAAACCGTTCGCCCTGTGGTTAGATCATAGCGGGAACTATCTCCGATTCAAAGATGACTGGGATGATGTCTTTGAAGCAGGCGTCAAGCGGCTGGACGATGGCAAGGAAAAGCCCAGATCAGAACCGTCTGAGAGAGAGAAGAAAGAAAGTAAGTGTCCGTCTTGCTTTGCGCTTTGGCCAAAGCATGGGGACACGTGTTTGCACTGTGGTCATGTAAAGGAAAAGAGGAATGCAGTTATCGCAATTGATGGAAAGATGGAAGAACTTATTGCTAGCGCTGGAGCCAGTCGAGAGTCCAAGCAGCAATTCTGGAGCCAGATGGTCTGGTATCAGCGAGCGCAAGGATGGAGCAAAGGTAGAGCAGCACACACATTCCGAGAAAAGTTCGGCGTCTGGCCGCGAGGATTAGAAGATCGTCCGGTCATGCCGTCGATGGAAACTCAGCGGTTCGTTAACAACAAACTCAAGAAATTTTTACGTTCGATAGGAAAAAGATAATGGAGAGAATGGATCGTTGTCCGGTATGTAAACAGCGCAATGTCTTGATGCTGGATACATATCATGAAAAGAATAAGGTCAAAGACAACATGGAGTGTTCGGACTGTAAGGCTACATGGCAGAACATCTACACATTCTCGCACCACTACAAGATCACGGAGAACGTATGGAATTCATAGACTTTGCGCGGTCGCATGGCATCATCATTAACGACTTGCCACCGTTCGGACAATGGGTGCGATACCCAACAGAGGATCATCCGAAGTCTAGGAATGGCGCGGTCAAATACCTGGGCGATCATGGGTTCGTGCAGAACCATGCAACGTCAACTGTCGTTGCGGTATGGAAGCCTGACTCAGATAAACATCGAGCGTCTGATCGTGTACAGAGTGCGGACTGGGCGCGGCGGCAAGCGAAGGCCGAGCAGGATGTGAAGCAGCGGCAGGCTGACGCAATCAAGCGTGCGGTAGGTATGCTGAATAACAGCGTGATTCAGACTCATCCGTACCTTGTAGGCAAAGGGTTTCCGGAGGAAGAAGGCCATGTCTTTTTTCAGGGCGGGGATCCTGTGCTTCTGATCCCCATGAGGGTAGGTAAAAGCTTGGTCGGTGTGCAGCAGATTGATCGAGAGGGTTCCAAGCGGTTTTTGTACGGCCAGAAAACAGCGGGTGCTACGTTCACGTTCGACAATCGCGGCGTCAATGTTGTGTGCGAAGGGTATGCGACTGCGCTCTCGGTGCGTCTGGCACTGAAGCACATGAAAATGCGGTACACGATTCACGTTTGTTTCAGCGCGGGAAACATGGTGCGCGTGGCGGGTGGGTTACAGCAGGGGCTAGTCATCGCAGACCATGATCAAAGCGGAACAGGGCAACAGGCTGCGGCGGAAATTGGCTGGCCGGTCTGGATGTCTGATGTTTGCGGAGAGGATGCCAACGACTATCATCAGCGCGTCGGGTTGTTTGGTTTGACGCAAAGCCTGACTCACTTAATGCTCCAGGTCGGTGCGACTCGGCAACACGAAGCTTAATTGTCCGTTGGTGTGAGGCTGAATGTGGGCTAGCGATTCCATGATCTCAAGTCCGAGGTCAAGGCATCGCTGGCCGCGCCCAGTCCAGTCAGAAACAATCCGCACGTTTCCATCCTCATCCTCAAGAATGTGAACGGAAAAGGCGGCGTGAGCGTCTGATCTCATAGTTCCAGATTGATAATTTGCAAGGCGCATTTTATAGCAGCGTCTTGCGTTCGATAGCGGAATATGCCGATCGTCTGATCGTCTGATCGCTTGGCAACGGTGAATCCTGATTCCGTCTGATAAATCATGGCAACCATATTGTTGCCGCTGAGTTCTAATAAGGCTTCCATATCGTCTGATCTCCTATTTAATGCGCTCGTAAACGGCGATGCAGCTAATAACATCGGCGTGACCTAGTGCCTGCTCCTGCGCGTGGTCTGCATCTTCCGCATCACAATGGAAACTCCAGCGGCTTTCTTCTTCGTTATCTTCCTGCACAATTACGATATATTCCCGAAGGCCGTTGTTGTACAGGCTGTAGCCTATGTCGTAATTTGCGCGCTCATCTTCTGGCACGATAACGACTGCCCCAGTTTCGTCGCGCACCTCGTTTCCAAAATCGTCAAGGGCGATGCCTGTTTTGGTTATGTAATTAAATTCCATCGTCTGATCTCCTATTAAGCGGCTTGATCTGTGTCAATCTTGTACCCGCGATTCATCCATGATTCCATTTTGATATTGCGGAACCAATCTGCAACGGTGGGTATCCTGCCGCCGCAATCCTCTTTAACGTGCTGCTCTCCAACATATCGGACAGGCACAACCCTACCGTCTGAGTTCGTAATCGTCTGACCGAATACGCGCTCACACTCGAAAATGCCCTGCGCGTGGTGGCGTAGTGCGCGGTGACGGGCATCGGCAAATTGCTCTTTCGTCGCATCAAACCAAGCATGAATTTCAATATAGTCCTCTGGCTTGCCGCCCCATTGTTTAACGGTGGTCAGCGCGTGGTGGTATGGGTGCATGATTATTCCTCGCTCAATGTAAATGAATGGGTGGTGTATTCGGTGTAACGTTGATTGACTTCTAGCTCAATGGATATGTCGTCTGATAGCTCAATTCGCAGCTCTCCGAATCCACCATCGTTGTTGTACCAATCCACGTCTGTGCGCTCCAGCTCGTCGTAGGTGTACTTTTCCAGCGCGTCGACAATCGGCATCTGTTTAATTTCAACGTCGTTAAACCATTCGCCGTTGATGTACTGGCTCTTTTCGACGGGATAATTGACAAATAAATCGTCAAGGTTTGGCACAACCTTACCGTCTGATTGTCTGATCTGTACGCTATCAATGGAGCCTGAATCGCCGCTGCCATCAAAGTAAATGACAATCTCGGTTGCGCCGAGTTCTTTTAGCTTGGCGAGTGCTTTTGAAATGTAGTCGTTATTCATATCGTCTGATCTCCTGTTAAGCGGTCAATGCGGCGAACGTGCGCGGCGCGGTTTGTTCGATCTCGATCTGGTATCCGAGCGCGGAAACATCGCGCAGCGTGTTGCGGGTTAGCGTCTTAGTTCCGGCAATTCGGGCGAATAGTTGCGCTCGTTCGCAAGCGGGATAGAACGTTTCAACGCCATAATTTTTGTCGCAGCGAATAGTAATTTTCATGGTTTCACCTTTTCTAGTTTGTAGGTTCCGGCTTTTCTGGAGTCGCGCACAATGTCGGCAATTTGCTTGCGGAGTCTGAGCGAATACGCACAGCGGTGCGCTGGTAGCAGTCGCAAATACAATATCGGGTGATTGCCGCGCGTTGCTATGTTCCCTGCTGGCAGGTTCAGAATCTGCGCTGCAATTCGCGCGGTATGCACTTGGGTCTTGTAAACAGGTCGATTCCAATAGTCGATCATGTTGTCACCTTGCTATCAGAAAAACAGAAAACATATCCTCTGCCATCGGCACTATCACCCCACGTCATGCGGTCAATATCCCAAGTAAGCGCGTGTTTTTTGGCAAGTGCCTTTACTGCTTGATAATGGGCGAGGTGGGCGTGTTCTTCGTGTGGGTACGATATGACGGCTGACAGTCCGGCGTGGGTGTAGGCTTTAACCCGGCTTGGTTTGGTGTTCGTTGAGCTCAAATATTTTGTGTGAATTGCTTGCATGGTCGGCTCCGTTTAATTTAGGTCAAGGGCGTGTTGCTGCGGTGTAAGCGCGTGATTCGTGAAATAAAACCGAACGGTGTAGCAGTCGGCGTGTAAGCCAGATACAGCGTCAACGGCAAAGCTCGGCTCGTCGTCGTCGGTGCTGATAGTCAAATCCGGCAGGGCGTTGTATGCGGCCATAAAGGCAGCGAGGTCGGCTGATTCGTCGTCGGTTAGTCCGGTTTCATCGTCATTAATCAGCGCGGAAAGCCAATGTCCGGCTAAGTTGAATTCGTAATAGTCGTTTAGTCGTTGCATGGTCGGTTCCGATCAGAAAAGAAAAAGCACAAAGAAAAAAGCCCACAGAAAAAGTGCGCCGATCGCACCGGCTAGCATCTCAAACAGGGTTTGCATGGTCTTAGTCCTCACAATATGCGGATTCAATGCGGCGGCCGGAGTGAGCGCAGTACAGGTGGGCATCTTCCCAGTTCACTTGGCAAGCGATAACACGCCATCCTGCGCGGGCGGTTTTGTGTTTGATTTCCCACATAACTTGTTTCACTTGGTCGCGTACTGCTTCGAACGATAGCGGCTCTCCATCGTCAGCAACAAAATAAAGCGGGTATCCGCCAGGCCAAGCGTATTGGCCATTGCGAAGTGCGGTTTTCAGGTCGGCGGTGGTTTTGATTTCCATTTTGGCGGCTCCAATTAGCAGAGATGGGAAACACCAAGCCGTGCAGCGGCTTCATAGGCTTGGCGCGTATTTTCTTCAACTCGTTTTTGTCCTACAGCGTTTGCAAATACGCTGCCGAGGAATCTATCTTCTTCGCGTAAACAAAATTCATAACGCGCAACGGCGGCTTTTTGTTCTTTTGTCAATTTTTGCTTTTGCATGGTATTGGCTCCAGTAATGGCCGGCGCATGGCCGGCCGGTGGTATCAAATTAGGTCGAATACATAATCCGGCTCGAGTCCGAATTCTTCGAACAAAACCTCTTCCGGGTCTTCGTCGCATTCGTACACTCGGCGGCGAGCTTCTGCGATTGCTTCGGCGGCTTCTGCGCGGGTGAGTTTGTCGCGGGTAATTAAGATCTGCATTAATTCGCTCATGGCGGCGGTTCCTTTCAGGCTTTGAGTTGGCGGTAGAGTGCTTGTGCTTCGGTGCTTAGATTGTCGACATAAGAATCAAAGCGGCCGAGTAGTTCAATGCCGGTAACGTCATCGGCTAGCACGTTATATAAACTCCATAATTCGCTTCCGGCGGTGCTTGTCTTGCTTGCTTCATATAAACGATTCGCAATATGCGTTTGCATGGTTGGCTCCAGTAAGGCGCTACAGGGTGCAGCGCATGGGAGTGATATTAGTCGATGCAATACATTCGTCAAGGGGTTTTCATGATTGTATTTTTTAATTGATTCTCGGGATGCGATAGCGTTGCATTTGATTTTCTTTACTTGTTCCTGTACATTCGGCGCGAAATGAGGGGCTCGGCCGGTGATATATCAGGCTGCGCGCGCGCAAGTAGGGAATCAATCGGTACTCCAGCATGAACCGCAAATCTATACACCAAACAGTAAAGGCTCAGGGAATAGAAAAGGCCATGAAAGTGCCAAAAGGCACACTAACGCCAAAGATGAAACGCTTCGCTGAAGAACTCGCTCTCGGGGAATCCGGCGCTCAGGCCTACCGCTTGGTGTACAGCGATAAAGCAAAACCAAAAACCGCAGGCGATAACGCTAGCAGGCTGAAGGCTGATATCAGGATTCAAGCGGAAATCGAGCGCATAGAGAGGGCAAATGAACTCGCTGCGCTGCATTCTGCTACAGGCTTGCGCTCAATCGTTATTTCAACTCTCGCTGAAATCGCAACGAATCCCGACGAAAAGGCTGCAACCCGGGTGCAAGCGGTGCGCAGTATCGGGCAACTGGTCGGTGTTGACGCATTCCGCGAAACCAAACGCATCGAACACGTCAAGGATTCCGGCGCGATACGCGCGCAGATACTCGATCAACTCAAGTCGATGGTACTCAGCACGGATGATGCGGTGGACGTTGACGCGACCGCGTTGCTGGATGAATTGTCGGGTGAGAGAAAATCGGAGGAGGCGGAACCCCACCCCGCCCCCACCCCACCAAGCGCAGAATGGGACTCCGGCCCGCACATACATAGTACTCCACACAAACCATCCCGTAAAAAATCCAAACCCACCCCCATCTCTTCGCAAACGGACACCCCCGGGGGGGATATATTTTTGGGAAAAGATGATGTTGCACCGCAATAAGCGGGGTGGCAACGTTGCCAAACGCCTCTCAAAACGTAGTGTTTATGCGGGATGAGGCCATGACGCAGCGCAGCAGAATATTAATTAACAGGGAAATGGTGGCTAAACGGCGGGAGAAGACGTTTAGTGAGTGTTTGGAGGTTGGGATGACGCCGGCGCAGAAGGATGTGTTTTTGGTGGTGGATGAGTGGTGGAAGCATTATGGGTTTGGGCCAACGATACGGGATATATGTCGGGTGCGTGGTAAGGGTGGGCTGGGGAGTACGAGTGAGATTATTGACCGGCTGGTGAAGTTGGGGGTACTGAAAAGGGTGAAGGGTAGTTTTCGGTCCGTGCGGCCTGTGTATATACAGTTCAGGGATTTGGACTGATGGATTTGAGTGAGATGATAGGCAAGCTGCCGGCGGCGGAGCAGGAGAAGTTGCTGGCGCAGGTGGGGGAGTATAAGGACGCGATTGCGCGGGAGAAGGCGCAGGGATCTTTTATGTCGTTTGTAAAAGAGATGTGGCCGGGATTTATACATGGCCGACACCATGCGTTGATGGCCAAGAAGTTTGAGGAAGTGGCGGAGGGGAAGGTAAAGCGGCTGATTATTAACATGGCCCCGCGTCACACAAAAAGTGAGTTTGCGAGTTACTTATTGCCGGCTTGGTTCTTGGGGAAGTATCCAGAGAAGAAGGTGATCCAGACGTCGAATACCGCAGAACTCGCTGTGGGGTTTGGCCGGAAGGTCAGGAACCTGGTGGATAGTGATCAATATACGAGGATCTTCCCGAATGTGGGGCTGAGAGCGGATTCTAAGGCGGCGGGCAGATGGGCGACGTCCCATGGTGGGGATTATTTTGCGATTGGTGTTGGCGGTACGGTGACGGGTAAGGGTGCTGATCTGCTGATTATTGACGATCCGCATTCAGAACAGGAAGCAAGATTGGCGCAGGGGGATCCAAGCGTCTTCGATAGTGTGTACGAATGGTATACGTCTGGCCCACGGCAGCGTTTACAGCCGGGCGGGGCGATTGTGATTGTGATGACACGCTGGTCGGACAAGGATCTGACTGGCCGGGTGTTGAAATCAGACTCGACTGAGTGGGAAGTAATTGAGTTGCCGGCTATTTTGCCGTCGGGAAATCCACTCTGGCCTGAATTCTGGCCGTTAGATGAACTTGCGGCGTTAAAAGAGGAACTTCCGCCGTATAAATGGAACGCTCAGTACCAGCAAAAGCCCACAGGTGAAGAGGGTGCGATAGTAAAGCGGGAGTGGTGGCAGCGTTGGGAGAGAGAAAGACCGCCGGGATGTGAATTTATCATCCAAAGTTGGGATACGGCGTACTCAAAAAGCCAGCGGGCTGACTATTCTGCGTGTACGACGTGGGGTGTGTTCCACTTAAATGAAGATCCGAGCGATGTGAACATCATTTTGCTGGATGCGTGGAAGGAAAAGGTGGAGTTTCCGGAGTTAAAGGCCATGGCCAAGCGGCTTTATGACGAATGGGAGCCGGATTCCTGCATTATTGAAGCAAAAGCAGCGGGTGCGCCGCTGATTCACGAGCTAAGACGTATGGGTGTGATGGTTCAGGACTACACACCGACTAGGGGGAACGACAAGTTCGTGCGTTTGAACAGCGTTACAGACCTATTTTCTTCCGGTAAAGTGTGGGCGCCCGAGACGAGGTGGGCGGACGAGGTAATTGAAGAGATGGCGCGGTTCCCGAACGCGGAACACGACGATCTGGTGGACTCCAGTGTGCAGGCGCTTATGCGATTTAGGCAAGGCGGGTTCTTGCGGCTGGACACGGACGAAGATGACGAGGATTTAGGCTTTCGCCGTAAGCGGAGCTATTACTGAGGATGAAACATGGCAACCAATTTTGACAAAGCTTTGTACCAAGCACCGGCTGGGCTAGAGGAAATGGAGCCGGAGATTGAGATTGAGATCGAAGATCCGGAGTCGGTGAGTATTGGGATCGGCGGCCTAGAGATTGAGATCGAAAAGGACGAAGAAGCTGACGATGAGTTCAATACCAACCTGGCAGAACGCCTGCCAGAGGACGTGTTGCAGGAAATCGCGGGCGATCTGCTAGGTGATTTTGACGATGACATCTCCAGTCGTAAGGATTGGATGCAGACGTATGTCGATGGCCTAGAACTATTGGGGATGAAAATTGAAGAACGGTCTGAACCGTGGGAAGGCGCCTGTGGTGTCTACCACCCGCTCCTTTCGGAAGCCTTGGTTAAGTTCCAGTCTGAGACGATCATGGAAACTTTCCCTGCCGCTGGGCCGGTTAAAACCAAGATCATTGGTAAAGAAACACCAGAGAAAAAAGAAGCCAGCGACCGGGTTCGGGATGACATGAACTACCAGATGACCGAGGTGATGGTGGAATATCGCCCGGAGCATGAGCGTATGTTGTGGGGCTTGGGCCTTTCTGGCAACGGGTTTAAGAAGGTTTACTTCGATCCAAGTCTGGACCGTCAGGTATCTATCTATGTACCGGCGGAAGATGTGGTGGTGCCGTACGGGGCGAGTAATTTAGAGACTGCGCCGCGTGTGACGCACGTAATGCGTAAGACTAAGAATGACCTGCGCAAGCTGATGGTGGCTGGCTTTTATCGAGATATTGA